CTAACTAAGCTTGACATGTTTTATATATGCAAGACTGTTATTAGAAATTACTGTATAACCCATCGAACTATGGTTATTCAACGATACACTCGTTGGATGACCATATCCACTATGATTACCTGCGGAAAAGAATGCTTTTGCATCGCTTCCTGAAGGTCTAAAAATGGCACTAGCACTCGCAGTATCTCCATGGTGAGGAACAACAACTGCATCGTATGAAAGATTTAAAAGGTATCTTATTTCAGGGCGAATATCAGTATTCATATCAGAGTATACATAATCGCCGGATTGTAAAATATAGCCACCACCCGGACCTTCAAATATGCATATTAAGCAGTCAGTATTATCTGTTTTTTTAGTAGGATTACTTCTAAGAACATAAAGAAATATATTATAATTGGTAAAAACAAGCCAATTCGACACGTAAACAATCTTATGTTTTATCTTAGCATCTTTCCATGCGATACTTTTCGTGTTGTGTGGAATAAATATTTGATTTACTTTCTTAGAAATTCTTACATCCCATGCTAGCATACGCCAGTGGTCACTATCAGGATGCGAAATTACAACATCAATTTTTTCAAGCCCATTCACTAAACTCCATAAGTCGTTCTGCATATGTCCATATTCTTTTTTTAAATAATCACCACGCAATACAGGCTTTCCAGCTCCAACATCTAATAAAACTCCTGTTATGCCATTGGTGATAAGGGAGCACATCCCCTGCCCTACATGAAAAGAATAGAAGTCCCACGATGGGTTATTACCAGGTGAAGACTCAGAAAAATCTTTTAGGATAAAGTCATTAAGTTCTTCCTCTTCACCTGCTAAGGTTTTGCCAAAAGCCAATGGTTGGTCAATGGCCCTGCACTCTAGTAATTTAAAAAACTCAGGATAATCATCGCTAAAAGTTTCATAGTAATAACCCGAATTTTTACTCTCTCCAACCACTCCTTTTATGTAAAACCACGAAAGATTTTTATCGCCATCATCAACTGTAAGCATAAAATGGTTATTTAGTTTCTTCAATAAATCCCAATAGCTTAAATCTATAGTATATGTGGTAACACCATCCTCATAAAACATAAGCTCTTGGGAATCTTTATGTACAGCAATAAATCTTACACAGCGACCACCTCGTTGATAATCCTTCCTCGCTAAATAGTTATCAACCTGAGCGATAAACTCAACTTCCTTAAATTCCATAGTTCACTCTCGAATTTCGCTAAAGATAATGAGTCACCCTTACAATCAAGGCTCCTCTTTTTTTTACAATATCATTATTTCACTTTTTAAATCTAGATAGATCGGCGTTGAAATTTACAATCAGAGCCGAAGCCTAGTCGTTTTAGTATCTGACCGAAGCATAAATTAGAGTTTAATTACGAGCAAACATAAATCATTAGTAAAAAAAACTTTCCAAATTGAAAGTACTTTTTATCTTGACTATTATTAAAAAGCTCCGTATTTACGGAGCTCTTGCGTTTGTTACATCCAGGTGATTTGTTGCTGCCCTGATTGGTTTGGGTGCGCCGGTGCCGGTACTACAACCCCAGGTGATACGATAAAACGCTCGACCGTCTCAGTGGTGACAAACGTCGCGCTGCAATTGATATTTGTGCACTGGTGATACCGCTCTTTGGTCGTGTCAGTAAAATAGCGACTTGTGCGGGCGTGAGCGGCGAAATGGCATTTTGGACAGTGAAACATGGCGAGCACCTCATTTATTTTCCGATGCGCTAATTTTACTCAATTTATCCTTACATAACAAATACATAAAAACAAATCACTGCGTTAATTCTTCGCTTTCGTACTCCACATCCGAAACCTTAACCTCAAGCTCTAAGCCCGTCGTGTAGCCGTTCCCGTTGAGGTTATGCACCACACGGGTGATTATCCACGCCTGATCGTCTATGACGCGCTTAAACCCTTTCACCGCGATAGGCGTTTCAGGAAATAAATCTGCCCGGCCAATAGCAAGCGAGATTGAAAACTCCGCGACACCTCGCTGCAGCTTGTCCCACTTTGCCTGAGCGGCGCGCATGGCCTGCGCCTTTGTCGCGTAGATGGTCGTCAGCTCCAGCACGTTGTCAGCCTCACCGGCCATATACTCACCCTCGCGCGCCTCCTGCTCTTTTTTGGCTTTGGCATTCGCCGGGGCTTTGGTCGCTTTCGGGTGCTGCAGCGCGCGGAGGTGTTGCTCTTTGGGCTTTCTCTTGAGCTTCACCTTTTGCTTTTGCGGCTTTGGGTCTTTGGTGTGCAGCCACTTTGCCGTAACGCCGGTGTAGGCTTCCCGGTCAGCAATGGCAAACTGATGACGATCGCCGTCCCCGCGCTCAAGCGTCATCTGCGGAATGGGCTTTCCGCTGGCAGTCTTACCGCTCCCCGCTTTCAGGAATAACAGTTTCCCTGCTTTTACCGAAACCGACGCCCCGTTCCGTTCCGCCAGGCGGGACAGAAACACCGCGTCTGATTCCTGCGACTGGTCAATGTGAGGCACGGCGACGGCTTTCAGCATGTCGGCCACGCTGGCCGTCAGCTTATTGCGTGCCGCAATCGTCTCCACAATTTGCTCGAGCGTGGTGTCGTGCCATGACTGTTCCCGGCGAGAGTTCAGCGATCCGCGAAAATCGGCGCTTCGCCCCCGGATGGTAAGCGTATCAGGCGCGCCTCTGTGCTCGATTTCGTCGACCGTGAACGTCCCTTTTTTTATCAGCGCGGAATCCTGCCAGCCTAACCACAGCGTCAACGTTGCGCCACGCGGTGGCAAAGCTATCTGACCGTCAGTGTCATCGAGCTCGATATCGAGCTGGTCGGCCTCGAATCCGCGATTGTCGGTCATGGTTAGACTGATTAGGCGGTTACTAAAATCCTGCGTGATATCGTCTTTATCCAGCTTGAGCATAAACGCCGGGGCTATCTTCGCCCCGGCCTGAATATTCATACCCGTAATCATCCCGCCAGCCCTCCCAGCCAGTCACCGGCAGACGTGACCAGATTGTCAGCCTGCGTTTTCAGGTCGCCATAAATGGCCGCCAGCGATTTATCGACCCGCTTAAGCGAAAGGCTAAACTCGATTTTTCTCGCCGCTCCGTCGCTGAATAGCTCGGTGTGCGTGTGCGTCACTTTGTCGATGACATACATGCCGTGGATCATGCCCGTTCCGTCAATCAGCGGCCACGCGCGCCCCTCGTCTGCCATCAGCTCGATGGCGGTCAGTGAAAGACGCCCGCCGGTAATTTCGGGATAGAGCACGCCCGACAGCGTGCGCGTGGTTTCACCTTCCCCGAGATACTGGTAAGCCGGTGGCTTGCCGATACGGTCGTTTGACGCCCAGCGGTAATCCTTCGAATACTGCATGGACTGATAGGGCAGCGTGCGGCGCTCAAACACAAACAAACCTAAAACCATTAACATGCTTTATCCCTCTCAGTCATGGCGCATACTTGAGCGCTGACGCGCACGGTTTTCCCGGTCGAGTTTATCGACAGCCTCGCGGAGCTGACGGTCAAGGTCGCTGCCCGGCGCGATGCCACCATTCAGGTTGATGTTATATTCTGGCTTGCTCTGGTCGACGTAAGTCTTACCAGTGGGTGCCGTTACCGGCTGATACGCCTGATAACCGCCATATGCTGAGGTTGCCGGAATATAAGACCCGTTTTGCGACCCGGTGGCGGCACTGGCTTTTGCGGCCTTCTGGTCAAGGTCGCTCGATTCTTTATTGATAACCCCGAGCTTTTCCAGCAGCCAGTTAACGCCGGTACGCAATGTATTAAAGCTTTTGAGCGGTAACATCAGCGCGTCGGCCAGCATCTTACCGAACATCACACCCGCATTTTTGCAGCTGTCGAGCGTCTCCTGCGTCGACTTAACCGGTGCGATCAGGTTTTTAAACCACTGCCACGCCGCTTTAAGTTTGTCACCCAGCCAGTCAAAAACCGGCTTTAACGGTTCGAATAATTCCACTACAGGGGCAAAAGCCTGCTTTAACCCCTCCATTACGCCTGAGAAAAACGCGCTGATTGGCTCCCAGTATTTGCGGATGAGCAGCGCACCGGCGATGATGGCAACGCCAATAGCCACAATCGGCCAGGTAAGCGCCCCGAGCACGGTCATGATGGCACCGCCCACCACAGAGAAAACCGTCCCTAGCAGTGATGCACCGGCAATCAAAATATTAATGCCGGTAATGACCGGCCAGGCGACCAGACCAATTGCCCCGAGGATGCCAATAATTGCCAGTGCGCCGCCTGCTATGATGCCGATGGTCTGCGACAGTCCCTGATTTTTCTGGATCCAGCCGTCGAGCTTTAACACATATTTCGTGGCAGTTTGGGTGAGCTCACGGAGTGAGCCCTCCTGCTGGTCAAACAGGTCAGTACCGACGGCCTCATAGGCTGACTGAAATTCTTTGAAGTCACCGCCGAGGTTGTCCTGCATGATTTTAACGAGCTCAGCGGTTTTCCCGTCCGAGGCTTTAAACGCCGCCGTGAGCTGGTCGAGCTTGCCGCTTGAGGCAGCGGTCATGAGTACCGCCGCCGCCGAGCTGGCCTCCTCACCAAAGATGGTTTTCATGTACTCGCCTTTCTGGCTTGTTCCGAGATTGTTTTTCTCAAAACTGCGCTGCATTTCTTTCAGAATGGCGAATATCGGGCGCGTGTTGCCCTTGCTGTCAGACGTTTTAACGCCGAGCTCTTTGATAGCTTCGTATGCCTTACCGGTTGGAGCCTGCAGTCGACTCAGGACGGCACGGCTGCCCGTCCCCGCCATCGAGCCGGTGATTTTGGCGTCATGGAGCGCGCCGACCATTGCGGCGGTCTGCTCGATGCTGACCCCGGCATTTTTTGCCACCGGCGCGGCATACGTCAGCGCGTCGCTCAGCCCGTCAAAGTCAGCCGCCGTTTTGTTCATCGTCATCGACAGCACGTCGCCAATGTGTGCGATCTGGTCGTTTGACATCTGAAACGCGGATTTCATACCCGTCAGCAGCGCGGCGTTTTCTTCCATTGAGCGCCGGTTAGACAGCGCCATATTCAGCGTGACCGGCGTCGCCGCCTGAATCGCTGCCGCATCCCCGCCGCTTTTCGCAATGATAATCTGCGCGCTGGCCGCATCATCTGCAGACGCGGCGGTATTGTCCCCGAGCTGGCGCGCCTGTTTGCGCAGCGCCTCCATTTCGGGTGACTGTTTATCAACGTCGAGCACGGCCTGTAGCTCAGAGTTTTTCTGTGCAAAGTCATAACCGGGCGTAAGTAATTTGACTCCGGCCATTGTTCCCGCCGTGGCGATACCGACGCCCGCCGCGCCTGCCGCTGCAGCGCCTCCGGCAAGGGATTTACCGGCCTGATAACGCTCTTTAATGCGACTCAGTCGCGCCTGCTGCTGGCTGACCCGCGCCAGTGCCCCGCGCTGCCGGTTTAGCTGTGCGGTCGTCTCACTGATGCTGGTTTTCAGGCGGCGCTCATCCGCCGAGAGAGTGCGGGTATTAATACCGGCCCGCGCGAGCTCGGTGCGCTGGCGCTGTACCGACTGCCTGAGGCTGTTGTATTTGAGCTGCAGGTCAGCGGCGGATTTCTTCGCCGCCTCCATCGCGCGCGCCTGCGCGGTAGTCGGGTTCTGCGTGTTTTTAAACTGGACGGCCAGCGCGGCGGCTTCCTGTTTCGCCTTGTTAAGCGACTGGCCGGTCACGGCAAGCTGTGCGCTCGCTTTCCTGAATCCGTCAATTCGGGACGCCTGCGCATTCAGACCGCGCAGGCTGTTCTGAGAAGTGCGGATATCGCCAGCAAGGGTCTTGCTGGCAGTCTGGATAGCTTTAAGCGGTCGGCTTGCCCGATCTACTGCGTTAAGCAGCACCTCAATCCTGACGTTATTGCTCATGGTGGTTTCCGCTTCGCTGCAGCGCCTTTTCGCGCCATGTGATGAGCTCGGCCACGCTCAGGGAATAGAGCTCTGATGGCGGCCAGTGAAATATCACCGCGATATCCGCCATCAGGTCATCGACCGAAAGGTTGTCCGGGAAGGTCAGCGAGCCGAAGATGGCGACAAAAAACCGACCACCTTACCGGCGAACAAAATCAGGTCTGACGCTTCCAGACGCATGACCTCGGGCTCGGTCAGCGCCGGGTACGTCATGCGCGGCAGCACCTTAATCAGCGCATCGACGTCAGAGTTAGCCAGCGAGGCCAGACTCACGCCGCGCAGGGTTCCGCCGTTGGGTCTGGTCACGGTCACCTGTTCGATTTTTTGCTCACCGCGCATGACGGGATTATCGAGGATCACAATGTTCGGGTTTTCGGTTTCGGTGGTGGCGGTTTCGTTGATGTTTTCCATGATGTTGCTCTCTTTGAATGTGAGTACGTGACCGGCCAGCCTGGCTGACCGGTTAACGGGTTACAGGCCAATCGCCCGGCGGTGCTCAGCGAGACGGTCGACGCCGTCGACTTTCATCACCATGTTGACGACGTCAATCTCGATGACCTCTTTGCCGTCAATCGTGAGCTGGTAATACGAGCACTCAGTCGCGATTTTGGTCGTGCCGCTTTCGCCCTGCTTGTTCTCGCCGCCGTCGTACTCCTTGTGACGGCCACGCATGACCACCTCAACGGCGGAAATAGCGCCGGTATCATCGCGCTGGAATGAGCCGGTGAAGCGCAGCGGCACGCTGTCGGCACCCGGTGACGCGTACTGAGCCCAAAGCTCGACGTCAGGCAGACCGCCCAGCGTCCACTCAAGCGACAGCGCGTCGTCGTCGAGGCCGAGGTCAATCGACACCGAGCCCGGCATCCCGCCGCCGCGATACTTCTCAAGCTTGCGGGTCAGCTTTGGCAGGGTGACGGATTCAACGACGCCCATGTAGCTGAGACCGTCGTTAAACATGTTCAGGTATTTCAGTTTGCGTGGTAAGGCCATGCTCTGAGCTCCTTAGCTGTTGACCGAGTCTGACAGGTCTGCCAGATAGGTATCGGTGATGCGCTGGCGCAGGGTCAGGTTTTCCAGCGGCGGGACGGGGGTGTAGTCGTAATCGATATACAGCTTCCCGGCTTTCAGGGTTTCCACGCTGTTTGACTCCGGGTCGTACCAGCATGAGCCGTCAACGATATAGCCGTTGTTTTTCAGCTCGCGGAATTTGGCATTGATACCGGCGACGATGTCGCGGATAAGCGTTGCGGAAACGGGCTTATCCATCGCCCACGCGTGCGCCTCCGCCATCGTGTCGGCCAGCACCTGCGCCGTGCGGGTGTAGTTTTCAAAAACGAATAACGGATCGTCAGAGCAGGTGCGGTTGCCCCAAAACTTAAAGCCGTCGTTACGGATGAGCGTTGTCACTCCGGCCTGATTCAGCAGGTTTGCGTCGGTGGCCTGCTCCTGCAAATCCCATGAGACCGAGGCGCTTACGCCGGTGACGCCATTCACGCCGACGTTAGAAAGCGTTTTGTGCCAGCCGGTCTCCTGGTCGATTCTGGCGCGCAGGCCGAGCGCGCGGGCAGTCGCCCATGCAATATCGGTTTCGTTCGCCGCGGTGTCCCATGCCAGAAAATCAGGGTGAATCACCATCAGCTCGCGCTGGCTGAAGTTCTCACGGTATTTGATGGCCTCGGAAATGGTCTTGCAGCCCCACGCGCTCACGTAGCCGAACGCGCGCAGGCTCTGGCAGGTTGACGCGAGCGCGGTCGCCACTTCCTGCGTGTCCAGCCCCGGCACGCCGAGAATGCGCGGCTTAACGCCGGTGACGGTTTTCGCCGTTAACAGCGCTTTCAGCCCGGTGTATTTGCCGTTTTCGTCGGTCGTGCCGATGATGTTCGAAATAGTTTCTTTCTGCGCCGCTTCCGGGTCATCCGGGTCGTCGATACCTTCGGGAACGCGCACCACCACAATGACCGGCTTGCACTGGTCGGCGATGGCCTGCAGGGATTTTGACAACGTGCCTTTTTTACCGGCTTTACCGATAGCCGTTTGCACACTGGTAATCAGCACCGGCTCATTAAGGGGAAACGTCTTGTCGTCAGCATCGCTGGCCGTGCAGACCATGCCGATGATGGCCGTCGAGACGGTGGAAATGGTGCGCGTGCCATCGTTAATCTCGATGACCTCGACGCCGTGATGATAGTCGCCCATCTGTTTAACTCCGTGGTTAAGGGGTGCGACTATTTTCTGTTGTGTGTGAGAAGCGAGAAACGTAACGCCGTTGGAATGGGGACTGCACAACGCGCAGTGAGTGGTTGAGGTGAACGGGAAAGGTGATTGATCGTTTTGAGCGATCAATCATGAGTAATTGATCGCTGATAACCATTATCATTGAGTGGGTATTATCGCTATCGTTGCGCCATTAGCGAGGTGACAACGATGACTATTTTACTCTGGTTAACAGGCGGTCTGACAGCATGGGGGATTTTTGGTTTTTGCTGGCTCAAATTATTTGTTGGTGATGAAACCGAAAAAGATTACGAGGAATGCCCCTACGAATAAGAAATAGCCCGCAAGTCGCGGGCTTTTTTATTGGCGATGACGTTACTCAGGCAATGCAGGCCATTCTGGCGCGCTCAGGTCAACGTCCATAAGTTTAACAACGTATTTTTTCAGCGCTTCCAGTTGCGCTTTTTCTGCCTCGCTGGCAATCCCCAGATCAACAGCAGACTGCAGGGGAAAGGCGGTAATCGCCGCCTCGCGCTGTCTGCTCAGCAGCGCCTCGCGATTATCAGCGATGATTTCCTCTGGTGTTCTGGTCGGTGCGGTTACGCTGACCCATTCCATCTGCTTGCTCTCTACGTTGTAAAATGGAGCGCTGTTAACGGGAGCTGCGCCGACAAATTTTTCGTGCTCTGAATCACTGACCCTGACAAGGTCATCGGGTAGCGCATCAACAGACTTGTAATAGCGAAGACTCTTTATCGGATAAAATCCGCGTGTCTTATTGCTGAATAACTGACTGTGCATGATTAATACCCCGTTACTACAAAAGAGAAATAGCCATTCATGTTTGTTGTGTGCAAATTAAACGCATTTGCGCTTATTGCGGATGCTGTCCACCATGAAGACTGATTATTTCCGCCGTTCCCGCTATATGAGCCGCCAATCGCAAGAATCCCGTTAGGGAATGATGCCGGTAAATAAACCGTGACGTCAGGATTAGAGCTCGAATTGGAATAAATTCCCGCGATGCACTGCATAAAAATCTGACCATTACCGTGACGATAATAGGCGGAACTATTTCCAGTAGTCGTTGACCCTGACTGGTTTGGTGGAGGGTTATTGGATGAATAAACCCTTACCGCACCACCTGACTCATAAAGCCCCTGACCTGAGACAATATTTCCTCCAGACCCAATCTGGCCGGGGGCATTAAATGATCCGCCTGAATGAAAAGTGTAAGTTGCCCCGCCGCCGCGATCATCTGTGATATTGACAATGGCAGAACCAAAATCACTCTGCCCTGTTCGCAATATTCCAAAACTAACAGCAGTCCCATATCCATATCCGCTTGTCTGTGACATCCCCTTCACGATAGGCAGATATACCGAAACGTCTTTAGGTGAGCTATAAAGAGGCACAAAGAACGGCGCAGTTCCGTCAGTGTATTGCTGTGCAAAACCACCGTTCCCCTGCCAATATTCAGACCTGATAGCGTAATATCTTGCACCGTCCAAATAATCAACGGTGCCGCCGTAGTTCGTCAGAACGCTCGTCCAGCTCCCCCAGTAACCATTATCGCCATTCAATGTACGGAATTTAAGCCGCTTTCCGCCATCGGCATAGGACGCGGCATATTGCACTCGGTAATCTCCCCAGCCGCCACCCACATCAAGAATTGTCGCTTCATAACCCGGTGAATATGCTGCATCGGCATAACAGAAGCTCACAGAGTTAGCCGGGAGGGCGCTGGCATCTGCAATCGCTTCACCCGCTTTTGCGCGTACTGACCGCACCGCAATTGCGCCACCGTTAACCAGCACGCGCCCCGGCGTAATGTCGTCGCGGCTTTCCTGAACGTCTTTTTTAGCCGCAGTCCCCAGGCTTTTTTCCAGTTTCGTGACATTATCGCTGACCGTCTTCACGGCCTTTGGCGTGGCCGCCAGCGTCTCAGACGTGCTGTCGGTTGCGCTACTGAGCTGAACGATACCCTTTTGCGCCGTGGTTGCGTCCTGAGCCGTATATTTACCGTTAGCAAGGTCATACGCCGTCTTAACCGCTTTCGGCGTCGCCGCGACGCTCTCAGACGCGCTGTCGGTGGCGCTACTAAGCTGGACGATACCCTTTTGCGCCGTGGTCGCGTCCTGCGCCGTATATTTCCCGTTGGCAAGGTCATACGCCGTCTTAACCGCTTTCGGCGTCGCGGCGAGCGTCTCAGACGTGCTGTCGGTTGCATTGCTTAACTGCGTGAAACCCTTTTCGGTGAGTGTGGCGTCAGGATGACGGCGGGATTTCTCATGCTCTGCGAGCTTATCGTCGACATAGTCCTGCGTTGCCATCACCGTTGAGGTGTCAATCGTCAGCTCGACTGACTCGATGTCGCTTACCATGATGACCATTCGCACGGTCTGCGCGCGGCCTGACCCCTCAGCCAGCTCCGGCTTGTAGCTTTCCGCCATGTTGCCGACGGCAATCAGCGTGCCGGTGTCGTCATAGAGCCCCATTTCGCGCATCCAGAAACCGCCGGTTTCTGGCGGGATGAGCAGCTCCGCGATCACATAGTTTTGATTCTTGTTGTCCTGGCTGATTTTGTTCAGCGTATGGCGCCAGACTTCATTGACGAGCTTTGTCTGGCTGGCATCAGGCACCGGCAATGTGCCGCCACCGTCACCGATGGCCATCGCCGTAAAATTCACTTTTTTCCCGTTCGGGACGGTCGCGGAAGCAAGCTTAATCGCACCGGTTTTGGTGATGACCGTTTTATATTTTACTGTCATGGTGTTCTCACTTATCCGGGTAAACCGTGATGATGTCGCCGTCATATGTCAGCGCGCCGGTGTAGAGATAGCCCGGCACATCCTGAATAATGTTGAGGCCGATAAGATGGCGGCTGGCTGGCTTTGCATCCGCAATGAGCCGCTCCATCTCGTAATACATTTCCTCGGTGATGCCGGTCTCTAACACACCGATATCGAGGCGAAACGTGCCGGGCGGGTCGTTCGTTTCCCACCACTCTGACACGTTAATCAGGTAGCCGAGGGGCTCGACCACGCGGCGCACCGCCCCAATCGTCCCTTTGTGCGCATGGATAAACCACGCCGCGCGGATCACATCCCGCTTTGTGGCCTCCGGCCAGTTCTCATCCCAGCGGTCAACCGAAAACGCCCACGCCAGCCACGGCAGCAGATTTGCCGGGCAGTCGTCAGGACTCCAGAGGCGACGCAGCGGAACGGGGGTATTTTCAATCTCAGCGCAGGCGCGCGCCGCCGCCACCTCAAGCGGTGACGAGCCCACCGGCAGCAGGCGGGTATCATTCATCGTTGCCCCCGATCGTCACGCTGTAATCGCTGCACCATGACGCCTGCGTGTCATCGAGCACGATGTCGGCCACCGGTTCGGCCAGCTCGACGCGCTGCACGCCTTCGACGTGGAGCGCGGCATAAATCGCTGATTTGCGGATATCGCGCCCGAGCCGGTGCTGCGCGGTGATGTACGCCTGCAGCTTAGTTTTTGCAGCGCTGAGCACCGGCTCACTTTCGGGACCGGGGTAAAGGTAAAGCGATGCGGTGATTTTATAGTCGACAATGTTCGCCGACTGCACGGTCACGCGGTCAGCGACCGGCCTGACGTCCTCATCGTTCAGCGCGGTGCGCACGATGGCGAGCAGCTCGTCAGACGCCACGCCGTTATTTTCGCGTGAAAGCACCGTGACCGTGACACACGCAGGCTCGGGACTGATGACCGAAATATCAGCGACCCGCCCGTCAGCGCTGCGACCGTGAAACTGATAGGAGCCGGTAGAGCCTGCGGTACTCAGCCCCTCGAATGCCTGTTGAATGCGTAGACGGTAGTCGGTGTCCGACTCCATCAAGGCAGGCGTCGGCGGTAACGTCGTGTCGTCTGCAGGGGTGATGACAAGGCGCTGGACGTTGTAATTTCCGCCTATCTGGTCGAGGTCTGCGCCGGTGGCGTAGGCCAGCATGACCGCACGCGCGGCCTCGTTGACGCGCTGTCGCCAGATAACTTCCCGGTAGGCGTTTTCCTGCAGCAGCTTCACCAGCGGCTCGGACTCAAGCGACAGCGTGCGCGCGATCGCGTCCTGCTGGTCTTCCGGGTACAGCGAGACGAGCGTCGCCTTTCGTTCGCTCAGGATGGTTTCATAGTCCAGTTCCTCCTCGACGTCAGGCGCGGCGAGCTGGTTAAGGTCAACAATTGCCATAGCGTTTAACTCAGTGGAATGGTGAGTGAAAATGGCTGGCCGCCGGTGGAGCGGGTGCCGGTGATATCGACATATAGCCCGCCGTCGGTCTCCGACCGTTCAAAGGTGATGGTCGAGAGATTTACGCGGGGCTCCCACTTCTGGATCGCGGAATAGCACGCGGCCATAATCTGCAGGCGCAGCGCCGGGGTCTGTGGCTGGTCAATCATCTGCGACAGGAGCGAGCCGTATTCACGGCGCATGACGCGTGAGCCAACCGGCGTGACCATAATGTCGCGCACGCTTTGCCGGATATGCTCAACCTCAGAGATACTGAGGCCGGTCTGGCTGTTCATTCCCAGATAACGCACCGTCATTGCGTCCCCTTAGTCCAGCTTCCGCCGCTCTGTACGTTGCCGTGCGCGTGGTTGTCCACCTGCACGCCGTTTGATTTCAGTGTCCCGCCGGTGTGCTCGATGTTCCCGCTCATCTTCCCGCCGTTCTTCACTTCGAGCGTGCCGGTCGTCAGCTTGTTGGTGCACACCACCTCGGGCGTATCGAGCGTGATGCGGCTCGACGCTTTCACCAGCACCACCGGCACAGTGGCCGTAATGGAGTCCGACGCGGTGACGTCGGCGGTTTTGATGCCTGACACGGTGAGCGCGCCGTTTTCGGGCTCATACTCGATAACCGCCCCGTCAGGAAAGGATACGTGAAGCGCATCAGGGGAGGCAGACGGCGCGGGATGGTCGTCAGAGAAAATGCCGGGCAGCACAAACGCCGTATCGAGTTCACCGCCGACAGCCAGTAAAAGCACCTGCTCGCCAACGGATGGAGCCCACCATACGCGCGAGCGACCGGCGCGGCAGGTTAGCCAGTTCAGCCAGGTGGTTTCCATGCCGCCGGTCTGGACACGACACAGCCCCTCGTCACAATTGACGTCGGTCACAATACCGGTGCGGACGAGGTTACGGATAGCCCGGGTAATTTCTGATAATGAGGATAGATTTTTCATACTCCGAATTATTAAATGTTGCATTGTTAGAGCCAATTGACTTAACTTGTTTCATCATTGACACAACAATTACCCTTTACCTTAGATAACCGACATGGCCGCACTAAAGAAAAATAAGCCTCATAAACCCTCATCTCGATTCATATATACAATTAGAAGCATGAAACATGTGCTAATTGCATTTAGCCTTTATGCAGCAGGCATATTTATATGGACTGCATTCTTTCCACAATTGAGTTCTTTTTTCTTTCAAAATACAAGCTTAGGTCTTTATGACAAGCCTTTCTGGAAGGATTTCCTTGTAAACGCAAACGCTTCCATATTGGATTTCCTCGCAATTACCATTGTTTTATATTTTTTTGAAACATCGAGAAACAGTAAAGAAAAAGCTGAAGACTTACATAGCGACTTACTTAACTACGCACCTCATAACACTGTGGAAATGAACGTCAGGAAGGTTAGAATTATAAGAAAACTAAATGAAATGAAAGTCACAACCATTCATTGCGAGCGAATGATAATAGAAGGATTAAACATCAAGAATTTTGATTTTTTTGACTCACAACTATCGGGGCTTGATCTCAATAAATGCAATGCAGATAAACTGTCATTTAAAAACTGCACAATACAAGGAATGAACTTATCGAATACGAAATTGAAGAATACAAAATTTGAGAATTGCACTCTAAAGAATCTTATTGCAAAGAATGCTAATTTGAAAGGAACAAAGTTTATGGATTGTGATTTAGATGGTGCTGACTTCACTAATTCAAACTTACAAAGCGCCACATTATCAAATTGCAATCTGAATAAAGTAAATTACACCTCTGCAAATTTAAATCATGCAAGCTTAAAAGAAAGCCACAATATAGATGTCAATGCAGTTAACTTAGCCAAGAGTAGAAAATATATAAAGACGTAGAATAACGGAGTTGGGGAATTGAACCCCGACATGGAGGGCTAAGCCCTCCACTGACCCACATCACTCCACCTACGAAACTACCATCTTTTCGATTCAAAAGTCAATCCATTGATTACAATCTGATTTATTAGTCTTTTATCATCTTCAGAAAAACCGAGTAACTGGCGTTCTGCATATTGCACGCCACAGCTGTGTGGGTTTGGCCGATCTCTAAGTCCATTCTGGTGAATACGAGCAATGCGTTGCACCTTGCCTGTAAATTCAATCACTGCCCCCTCATTGCGGCCGCTGGCTTTCATGTAGCGACTCGTTCGCAACTTCAGAAACATCGCGCGCTTGATGCGATTCGACTTCGCTCTAAGCGGCTGACGCTTCCTCGCCTGATACAGCGTGCCATCTGGCGCTTTTTGCTGTTTGATGCGTTTCTGTTGCGATCTACGCAGTTCCTTCGCAATCTCAGCGGCGAGCTTTCGCCGTCCCGCCGGTGACAGCGCACCAATCAGCCCGGCTAGTTTATCGTCAAAAGGTTTAAATTCACTCATCCCATTTGCTCACCAGCTCGCCATTGATATACAGCTCCGTCGGTCGCTTCACCGGCTCGGGCAGCGGCGGCTCAGGCGCATAGCTGACGTGAAGCGCCCCGTTTTCATCCCTGACGAGCGTGCGCTCGGTGAGCTGCAGGCTGATGCTGATATCGACGCTGTCCCCGTCGTTCAAATCCATCTGGAAACGGTAGCCCTTTTTGCGGCCGTCATCGAGTGTGCAGATATCCGGCTGGTTTTCCCTGAGCCATGCGGCCACCGGCACGAAAATCAGGTCAGGGTCGCCGACAAAGTCACACACGATCACATTCAGGGTATAAATTTTCTCATGCGACAGCGAGGCCGCGAGACGCGCATCGATATTCCCCTCATCGGCAAAGATGCGCATCATTTCGGGGTTCGTTTCAAGCTGCGGAACGGCTTTAATCAGCGCTTCGCGCAGGCTGCGTGCTTTCTTCATCGAGTTTATCCTGACAGTCTTTGACGGTTTCAACCTGCAGCGCGCAGGCGGCGAGCGCGTGCTCAAGCCTGCGAATATCGGCGCTCAGGTCGCCATTAGTGGCCGGGTCGCTTCCCGGCATCGGGCAATAGCTCACCTTCGGGCAGGCGCTGTAAACAATGACCGGCGGAGGCGCAGGCGGCGCGGGTGTGCAGCCGACGCACAACATCAGGCAGCTCAGCACTGTACCAGCGGCGTAAAGTTTCATTCTCATTTATCAGCCTCGTAATGGTTTCTTCACGCCGCACGGCCATTGCACCGGCGGCCAGCAGTTCCCCGCGTAAACTGACCTGCGCGGTTTCATTTCGCCTGGCAATTCCCTGCGAAACGGAAAGCTGATTTTTCAGCATTCCGATCGCGGTTTTTTGTTCAGTGGCGACCCTGTTCGCCCGTTCAAACGAGCGCGTCAGGTTGCCGTTTTCATGACGCTGCCAGAGCACAACCGCCATCAGCGCGACCAGTAAAAACAACATCACTTTCATTGAATCCCCCTGAGGCAGTAAGCACGCTCACGCGCGCGGCGGTTTTCCAGCCCCTTGTTAATTTCACCATTCACGTAAACCCAGCGGGTGAGCTGGTCGCACGCCTGCGGCCACTGCTGGCGCTTGATATATGAGACCAGCGTCGACCGGCAGGCCGCGCCGGTTCCCACGTTGAATGCGAAACTGACCAGCGCGTCGTAAACCTGCGGCGGCATTTTCACCGGCGCGCACACGGCCAGACGTTTCTCGACGTTCAGCACATCCGCGACGAGATTCGCCGCCGCCAGCCGCTCGGTGATTTCCCCCTTTGGCACGACGCCTGCAGTGTGGCCGATGCCCGACGTCCACACTCCCGCGCTGCACTGGTAAGGCGTCAGGCGACAACCTTCGAGGTCGGCAATCAGCGCCAGCCCCCCGGGCGAGGTGTTAAGCAGACGAAAGTCAGGCACCAGCGCTGCCAGCGCCAGCACGGCGGCCACACTGCACTTTTTAACGATTGATTTCACGAATAGCCCCTTTATCGAGTCCGAGCGATGTCAGATAGAGGTACGTCTTGCGCTTAAACCAGTAGTTCGTCAGCGCGGTAAAAATGGCGCATCCGCCGCCCACGTAAAGCGCCATCTTTTCGGGGGACATTGCCCCGACATACGCCAGCCCCACCGCCAGCCAGTAGGCGATAAACGTGGTGATTTTCTCCATACTCAGTCCCATAGATTCACCGTTTCGGTTCTGGCCGCGCTTTCGGTCTCGGGCAGCTCTATTGCCGTGCCGTGTGGCAGGATCACACCGAGCTCAGACAGGCCGGGATTAGCCTCTAAGACGGTTTCGACCACGCCCTCAGTGCGCCCGTAGTACCGGGCGCAAATCGCGTCGAGGGTGTCGCCTTGCAGCGCATACGCTTTCATCAGATTTGCCCCACAATGCAGCGCGCTTTGTCCTGGATGCGCGCCACAGACCAGCGCATATCCCGCCACATTTCATCGATAGTGCTGTCGATGCTGTCAGCCTTTTTGTCGCCTTTGGCGGTCGCATCCACGCCGCGAAAACGTTCATAAAGCGTGGCCGTCGTCATCGAGCACACGGCGTTGAAGTAGTGGAAAACGCGCACGCTTTCGCCGTCGAGTTTGTCGGTCGGGACATCCGCCAGCGTGGCGTAACCGGCATCGAGCTGACTTTCGCGCCAGTCGCTCAGCTCCGCGTTAGTCTCCGCGATCGCGGTCTTAATCGCCCGGCGCAGGCGAACGGGGGAAACGGTCTGCTCCAGTCGCATTTCTTCCCGCACGCGCTTCGGATCAACGTCAGGAAAAAACGGGGTGTTTTTGATTACCGGCTCGCTCACGCCCGGTGGCGGTATCACCACGCCCGGCACATCCTGCGGCTCTTCTTTTGGCTCAATAATCAGCGTCGTCATGACAACCTCGGGTAATGGGTGGGCGGTGGACGCCGGTCGCAGTCAGGGCAATTGATACCCGCATTGACCAGCGTGCCGCCCGGCTCGGGGAGCGCTCGGTTAACCTGCGGCTTTTGCCGCCTTTGGTGGACGCCCGCGCCGTGCCGCCGTTTTAGCGGCAGGCTTGCGCGTGCGCGGTTTAGTCGTTTTCGGTGCTGGTTCGGGTTTTGGCCTGAGCTGGCGCTCTAACTGCTCGATATCCTTTTTCACCCCGATAGTGCTTTCTAACTGGATCGCACGCTGCAGGTGCGCCAGCGCCTCCGGCAGTTGCTCCGCATCACGCAGCACGTAGCCGGTGATTTTGTGCAGCTTCGCACGCACGATATCTGGCATATCCGCGCGTTCAGTCAGCGCGATAGTGTCAAGCAGGTTCGCCAGATTGACCGGATGTTTTGCCGTCAGCTGGCGCTGCGCGGCCAGTGCCACTTCTTCAGCCAGCAGGCACGGCGTCGGACGGCGACCGACCGGCATGGTGAGGCCGTAGGTCATGGCGTAACGGGCGATTTCCAGCGCCCCGGCGATATCGTCAGCATCGAGACGCCAGAGCATCACCGTCATGACGATGTCATCCTGTGCGCCTTTGCCGTTTGCGAGGACGCCAGCGACCCACGGCAGGTAGAACGGCAACAGCTCGCGCTTTTTCGCGGCTTTGCGCTCTTTGGAGCTGATTTGTTTCAGCGTGCGGTTGTCTGCGGCCAGCTTAACGAGCATCTGCTCATAGGCAGTTGCATTGCGCAGCGGGACGGCAGCCCGCTGCGCTGTTTCAGAGGCCGAGACCCGCATCATGTGACGCGCTGCGGGACTCGTCATGGCTTACTCTCCGCTTTCCGGTGCTGCAGGTGCGGTGAAGTCACCGAGCTTGATGTTTTCAATCAGGCAACCGGCGGCGTAAGCCTCGACCACATAGTCAACATTCATTGACTCGTAGTTTTCGATTCGGTCTTTCTTCGGGTTTTCGATGATGCTGCGGCGGTGCGCGTCATCCATGAAGTAGACAGACAGGTTGTCGAGACGCGTCACCATCAGCGCATCTGCGGGGAAGTAAGGCACGCGCACGGCTGGCAGATTGCCGATTCGCTTCTGGCTGATGATGATGTCAGCGGCCAGCGACTCGGTGTTTGCCTGCTCTTTGTTGACGATCGGGAAATATTTATCCGCCATCAGCTTACGGCCAGTGATGACAACCAGCTCCGGGTCATCCTGATAAATCTCGTCAATCAGGTTGCCGGTGGCATCCATGACCAGCGCATCGAGGTTCGCATAGTCGCCGTTTTTACCCACGCGGATCACTTCAGAAATCACCGCACCTTCTTCGTCGGTGATTTTTGACATCACGCGCGCTGGCGCTTCATTGCGGTACTTCTGCAGCCAGCCTGTCGCCACGTCCTGCAGCATCGGATTCTTTTTGCGGTCGGACGTCGCCGCGCGCTCGATGCCGTTGAAACCGGCCATGATGAAATCGAGGGACTGACGTTTGATGATGGCGTCACGGATACGGGTCTGGAAGTCCTGGAATCGCGCCCACAGGTCGAGCTGTTTGTAGCGGATATGGAAGTCAAAGTTAATCTGGTCGCACTCGTATTTATTGGACTCCAGCGCGGTAAAGTCAGCAGTCTTACGCTCATCATCACCGGCGGTGTCGGCGGTGCTCGCAATCGTACCGTTAACGCCCACCCCGACTTTTTCGCCCTTCAGCTCGTCGACCGGCACGATGTTGATTTTGGTCAGAAACGCGGATGACATCTGCAGGGTGGTCATCAGGGTTTGCGTGACCGACGGCTCGACGGTGAATTTCTTCGCTACGTCATCGGTGGAAATACCGTTCAGCTCCGCGACGCGGGACAGGTAGGCATTAAATTTGAAGCGGGTATCTTTACGCATGGTTTTTCCTGTTCGGGTAAAAGGGGTCAGGCCGGGCAGCACACCCGGCGCGTTATCAACAGTTGGTCAGCAGCTCGTCGCCCGTACCGCCTTTTGAAAGCTCACGGCGCGGCTGGCGCTGGCTTTCGGTGTTATCGAGGGAGCTTTTGAGGTCGTTAAACGCCTGCGCGCTTTCTTCGGCCTTGCTGGTCACGTCCTGCTTAAGCTGCGCCAGTTCGGTCTCCAGCTCGGTGACGCGCTGGTCGGTGGCGGTGAGGTTGGTCTGCACCAGTTCGGTGACGGTGGTCACTGCCTCATGCACATCGGCGAGACGCGCGTCATCGCTGGCCTGCTTGCGGCTGAAAATGGCCTTAACCTTATCGGTCAGACTGTTGAGCATGGTGTCGGGGACGTCCTCGAATTCCAGCACAGCCAGTGAGGCCACAGAGAAAACGTCGTCCGGCTGGTCTTTTTTACCGGCGAGCGGGTTCTGCGCGGCGCGGCTGCAGAATTCGAGGTATTCGGTGCCGAGACTTGCCGGGTCATCGGTGACGGCAAGGCCAACGAGGTAACATTTGCCGCTGTTGGCAAAGTTCGGGCGGATCTCCATGGAGGTGTAAACCTTCTGTCCGGCCTTCACCATGCTGACCAGCTCGTCGAGCGGGGCGATTTTGCCAAACAGCGCTTTTTTGCCATCGAGCGCAGAGCCATCGCTGATAATCTCCGCCTTAAGCTCGGTCACATCGCCATAACGTTTAAACTGGCTGTCAGGCATCAGCCCCCGGATATGTTCGAGGTTAATGCGGCAGCCGTAGACGCGCGGGTCGAACGTGTCGGCCATATCCTGAATATCATCGCCGCTGATGACGCGGCCATCGCAGGTGTCACCCTCGACGCCGATGCGAAACCATTTAGAAACTTTCTTTGCCATTGTTCAGGTGTCCTGATGTTGGGTTTTCGGGTCGGGATTAGTTTCCCGACTACTTCCCGCATCAGCCACCGTTTGCGCTCCTGTTAGATCTGATACAACAGTCACTTAGCGCGAATAACCCCCTATTTCCTTAGCCTTGCCACGTAACACCAAAAACGAGGCAAGCATGACCATTTCAACTGACCTTTCTGTGTTAAATGACCCGCGACGACAGGCGCGGCTGTTGTACTGGCAGGGGTTCGCCGTGCCGCAAATCTGCGACATGCTGCAGCTCAAGCGCCCGACCGTGCAGAGCTGGAAACAGCGCGATGGATGGGAAGAAACCGCGCCGATTAACCGCGTGGAATCGACATTAGAGGCGCGGCTTATCCAGCTCTACGCTAAGCCAGACCTGACCGCGCATGACTTCAAAGTCGCGGATTTTTTGTCGCGCCAGATGGAACGGCTCGCGCGCGTTAACCGCTACGGCCAGACCGGAAACGAGGTGGATTTAAACCCCAATATCGCCAGCCGTAACAAAGGGGATCGCAAAAAGCCGAAACGCAATTTCTTCAGTGATGAAGCGATTGAAAAGCTGGAAGAGATTTTCTTCGACCAGTCGTTTGACTATCAGCTCCGCTGGCATAAAGCGGGGCTAGAGCACCGCATCCGCCACATCCTGAAATCCCGCCAGATTGGCGCGACGTTCTACTTTGCGCGTGAGTCACTCATGCGCGCGCTTAAGACCGGGCAAAACCAGATATTTTTGTCGGCCAGTAAAACGCAGGCTTACGTGTTCCGTAAGTACATCATCGCCTTTGCCCGTCTGGTTGATGTCGACCTGTCAGGCGACCCGATCGTCATCGGCAACAATGGCGCTGAGCTGATTTTTCTCGGGACCAATTCCAACACCGCGCAGAGCCACAACGGCGACCTGTATGTCGACGAAATTTTCTGGATCCCCAATTTCCAGAAGCTGCGCAAAGTCGCATCGGGCATGGCCTCGCAGTCACACCTGCGCACCACCTATTTTTCGACCCCGTCGACGCTGGCGCACGGCGCTTACCCGTTCTGGTCAGGCGAGCTGTTTAACCGTGGCCGCAGCAACCGCGACGAACGTGTCGACATCGATATCAGTCATCAGGCGCTCGCCGGTGGCGTGCTGTGCGGAGACGGCCAGTGGCGGCAGATTGTCACCATTGAGGACGCGCTCGCCGGTGGCTGCACCCTGTTTAACCTCGACCAGCTCAAGCAGGAAAACAGCGCGGATGACTTCCGCAACCTGTTTATGTGCGAGTTCGTCGACGATAAGGCGTCGGTATTTCCGTTCGAGGAGCTGCAGCGCTGCATGGTCGATGCGATGGAAGAATGGGAGGACTTCGAGTCGTTCGCCGACCGTCCGTTTAACTGGCGTCCTGTCTGGATTGGCTATGACCCGTCACACACCGGGGACAGCGCCGGGTGCGCGGTACTGGCTCCGCCGCTGGTTGCCGGTGGCAAGTTCCGCATCCTTGAGCGCCATCAGTGGAAAGGCATGGACTTTGCCGCACAGGCCGAGGCCATTCGGGCGCTGACCGAGAAATACACCGTTGATTATATCGGCATCGATGCGACCGGCATCGGCCAGGGGGTTTACCAGCTCGTGCGCTCATTCTTCCCGGCGGCGCGCGCTATCCGCTATACGCCGGAAATGAAAACCGCAATGGTGCTGAAAGCGAAAGACACCATCAGGCGCGGGTGTCTGGAATATGACGCCGGGGCGACCGACATCACTCAGTCGTTTATGGCTATCCGCAAAACCATGACCAGCAGTGGCCGCAGCGCCACCTATGAAGCCAGCCGCAGCGAGGAAGCCAGCCACGCGGATATCGCGTGGGCGACCATGCACGCCCTGTTAAACGAGCCGCTTTCCGCCGGTAGCGGTATGCAATCAAGCTCCATTCTGGATATTAACTAAGATGAAAAAACGCCAAAAGAAACAGCCAAAACAGACCAACATGACCGCCAGCGCGCCGCAGAAAATGGAGGCGTTCACCTTTGGTGAGCCGTCACCCGTTCTGGATCGCCGCGACATCCTCGACTATGTCGAGTGTATTAATAACGGCAAATGGTACGAGCCGCCGGTCAACTTCTCGGGGCTGGCAAAAAGCCTGCGCGCCGCCGTGCATCACAGCTCCCCGATTTACGTCAAGCGCAACATTCTGACCAGCACCTTTATCCCGCACCCATTGTTGTCCCGCCAGGACTTCAGCCGCCTTGTACTTGATTATCTGGTGTTTGCAAACGGCTATCTTGAAAAGCGCATGAGCGTGACCGGCCAGCTCATGAAGCTTGAAACCTCACCGGCCAAATACACCCGCCGTGGTGTCGAGGATGGCGTTTACTGGTACGTGTCGAGCTTTACCAACCCGCACCAGTTCGCCCCCGGCTCGGTGTTTCATCTGCTTGAGCCTGATATCAATCAGGAGCTCTACGGGATGCCGGAATACCTGAGCGCGCTCAATTCCGCCTGGCTGAATGAATCCGCCACGCTGTTTCGTCGCAAGTATTACCAGAACGGCGCGCATGCGGGCTACATCATGTACGTGACCGACGCGGCGCAAAGCAGCACCGACGTCGAGGCGCTGCGCTCCGCGATGCGCGACTCGAAAGGGCTCGGGAATTTCAAAAACCTGTTTTTCTACGCCCCGAACGGGAAACCGGACGGCATTAAGATCGTGCCGTTGAGTGAAGTCGCCACGAAGGATGATTTTTTTAACATCAAGAAGGTGAGCGCCGCTGACCTGCTCGATGCGCACCGCGTGCCGTTCCAGCTCATGGGCGGCAAGCCCGAGAATATCGGCTCAATGGGCGATATTGAGAAGGTGGCGCGGGTGTTTGTGCGTAACGAGCTGACACCGCTGCAGGAGCGTTTTAAAGAGATAAACGACTGGCTCGGGATGGAGGTGATCCGCTTTAAGGATTACAGCATCGAGACCGACTAACCCCGCCCAAAATGCCGCCTCCGGGCGGCAAACCCTCAAAGCACGTCAGACGCTGCACATACGACGCAAGCGCCCCGACATCACCTCGATCGACTTCACATCACAGCACCACATCACGACGCGCACAGACGCGCAAAATAAATCCTGTCACCACGTCTGGCGCGCACTGCTATCCCCGCCTCGCCTGCGCGCTTAAAGAGTCGCTTTTAATGCAGGTGCATTATGTGCTCTAGCCAGCTTCAGGGCTGGCAGAGCATACTTGTTAAATTATTCAGGATTACATGCAAAAAAATGCAGCATATTTATGCATCCAGTTTACGAATCAGCTTGCCGTCATTTTTATCGAAAGATACTATCTTGTAGTTGTGTCCTTTCAATGCATCAACAAGCACACTTTCTTCCTCTGATGTCGCAAAAATTATTTGTCCACCATTTGATGCAGATTTCGCTGCATCTCTCAATAACTCTGCAAAACTCACCTTATTTGCCTCTTGCTGACGTGGCTCATCAAATATAACCAGCCCAGGATGATTTGTAGAATATGCTCTACCAACAGAGAACAAGCTCAATAAATACCCCCAGATAATTCGTATTCCGTCACTAGCCGAAGTATCAAAACCTATATCATACCCCTCTCTAGTAGGGAGATATGTATCTTCTGAGATACTAATAAGACTTGCATCAAAGCTGGTAAAGTTATATTTATTAAGTCTATTTACCATTCCTAACTTAAGTGAATTCAACTTCTCAACATCTTTAATTGAGAGTACGCTCTGCGGCAATGCTTTTCTTTTAGAAACAAGCTTGATGTATTTTGAGTGCAATGTATTTAATTCAAGCTTTATTTCAGCTAATGCAGCATAGGCATTAGTTATATTTTCAATTGAATTTTCTAAATTAATCTTTCTTCTCAAAATATCTTCTTGTAAAGCAAGCGATGAATCATCTCTTTTCTTTAACCTATTAATATCAACTTTTAGGGCAGCGATTGCCTCTTGTGTTTTTATCTGCTCAGTAGTTTTAAATTTAAGTTGATTCTTGCTATCTTCCAAAACAAACTCAAAAGCTTTAATCTGATCTTTGATGAAATTCAAACTGCTTTCATAAGTCATGAGATTATCTTGCGGTGAAAGGTCTAACAAGTTATCACTATAATGAGCGCCACAAGTTGGGCACTCATTACTGTTCAAATGAGTATTATCAAAAACTGTTGAGGAAGCTATCTTTTTAAGATCTTCATATTTTCTTTTATCATCTAAAAGATTATTCAACCTGTCCGTTGTAGAATTAATCTGATGTGATATATAGCTCTTGTGATCACTTATTTTTTGCAAATCGAGCTCTAATGAATTAATTTCATCCAATTTAGAACTAATAATACGTACAACCTCTTTCTGAAGTCTTTCATCATCAACAGGGCTAACATACTCATTATTAAGACTTTTTAACTGGCTTTCGAGTTTAGCCCGGTAGTCAATCGCTGCGATAATGGTATCTTTTTCCTTTAAAATCAGATCCATTTTATAAGTATCAAACTTTACTTCGGGTTGTTCAGGAATCCCTGAAACAATCGCAGAAATTTTCGCTGCAACAATCTCGGCATTATGCCTTACAAGCTTCCATTGAAAACCAATAGCTTCTATATCATTTTTTATAGCGCTACGTTCCAAAATATTGTCATTCACATCTAAGGAAAGTAAGAATTCTAAAGCCCTTTTCTTTGATTCCTTTATGCCAAATTGAGTTGGTATTGTAGCAAGGATAGATGACCAACCTTTTTTCTGTTCAACAAACCATGCAGGGAAAAGAACCGACGGATATAAGGGGGTGTCTTTACCATTATGATTTGGAACCTGTGGTAGATTCCAATCAAGGAACTTAGAAAACCAAAAATAAAAGCCTCGCTCTCTTTTAGCATCCCCTTCAAGATGTAAAAAATATGAACCAGTGCTTTGATCGCCGCCAGAGCTAACCTCATTAATAGTTATGAGATTGTCAGTCTCAAAACCCGCTATATTTCTCTTTAGTTTCGCAACAGTATTTTTATTATTTTTTATTGTCAATTCAACATATGATTTAATTACACTAACTTCTTTACCATCCTTATTAGTAAGTACTCTAGTTAAAGATGGGGGGAATGGTATCTTTGCACCACCTAATCCTAAAGCTTTTTCCATTCCAAGAGCATAAGCAATCGCATTCATACATGTTGATTTACCATGTGAGTTTTCAACACGTAAAAGAAAAAGTCCATTTGAGAAAGGAATATCAATACCATATAATCCATCGATGGTATTGACTGTTATTTTAAGAGAAATTATTTCAAAAGACATATCATCCCACCTGAAATATTTTGGTTATATTAGTCTCTGTCAAACCTTTTTTATGTTTTCCTAAGACAATACGTTCCTTTTTAAAGACATCTAATGCGAGTAAATTGACAGCACAAATATTACCTTTATCTGTCAATTTCATCTTGTCATTTTCGCGAGTGAGAAAACCATCGGCCAGTAAAAGTTCAATGGCCCTATCCAAAGTCGGATCCATTCTGACTTCAGGCTTAACACTATCTTTATTCAAAACCCAAAATGCAAAATCAGTGATGTTTTTTTCTGACTTTAACAACCAATTGACAACATGAAGTTTTTTCAAAGTGCATGAACCCGTTCTCGCAGCGATAAGTGAGAATATTATTAAAACAAGGCTAGAACGCCACATAGGTCTCATTTCACATGGAAGATGTTCAGGCCTCCGGGTAAATGTGAAGGGCCGTCCAATGATATCTTCTATTTTAATATTCATTTTTCACCTTGTTAAAAATCTAAAGGACACCTAATTAGCCAATCCGCTATTACGCCCCAATTTATTTTTTCTAAATCTGATTCTTTGAGCGTAGGTATTTCCTTTTCGATATTTGCTTTAAGAACTTCCATTTGCTTCAGCATCTTCTCGGCAGGTTGTGCACTTGAGGAAGTAAGCATAGAAAGTCCAACTAAGTTAGTTTCTCTTTGCTGAATGCATTTATATACAACTTCATAAATATCAACCCAATTCTGCTTTAATTCATCTATAAGGTTTTGATAATCAAGATATTTTTGTATTATGAAATGCCTGTAAGAGTCCTGTACTGATTCCGAAGGGTTAATTTTTGGAAGTTTCAAATTCAATTTATCCAAAAAATCAACATTCTCATTAATAAATGCTACAGCATTATCAACAGTAGCATTACTAAGATCTAGATTTAACTGATAGTTTGTTCTCCTAAGAAGTGCCCTCTCAGTAACATAGTCACTATCTGTTTGCACCAAAATCTGGAAGTCATCTGCAACATACGGTAATTTGAGTTCTCTTACTCGTAACGATTTTTGAGTGCAATATTGCGTAAGCTTTGCAGATTTACTATAAGGTGTTGCCAAAATCCATCTACTAATTTTTGTATCGCCGAATAACAGTTCAAGATCAGCTTTGTATTTAGTTGTGAATTTTGAAATGTCATTATTTATTTTTTTTCGCTGTGCTTTAACAAGTTTTTCGATATCGCTTGATTGCTCGGGTAAGTAGCATTGAAAAACATGCCCTGATAGGGTGTAACACTCAATGCCGAAATCACCATTTTGCGAATCAGGCAAATCGCAGCAATTAGCTGGCTTATAGTGTAAACGGATAATGCTCTTAAAATATTGCTCCCATACTTTCGGGTCGCTGTTCGGATCAGTAAACATTCCTAGTCCATAGAAATTACTTTTTCAGAGTATAACCCCTTGTTCTATAGACAGTAAACCCAAACGCTCACATTTACAGCATTGAAAGTAACTATATCAACCATAAAACAACTGTACATGCACACAGTTGTTTTTCCTAGCCATTTCTGCAATATTTTTAATATATCGCATTAACCCTATGTTTTCCTTACACTTAACTCAGAACCCTACTAAACATCATTTTTGACCATTCGACACAAGCAATAGAACTCATTCAATTTCATGCAAAAACTATTCAAAATGGATTAATTTCCAATTGTAGAACAAATTACTTTAAATAATTAGAAATGATGTATTTACGGCTCACTTCATATCTAATTAAACCACACTACCCCCATTGATTTTCTTCACCTTGGATGGTCGAGTCACCAGAACAGATTTCGTCATGCTCAACTCCTTTGCTCCGCCCTTTTCATAGCATAAGTACTTCAATCCATCTCTAAGTACCGTCACGACCTCGGGGTCATCCCATCCTATAACGCCTCTATCAACCAGATTTAACACCGCTGCGGCATGCTCAGACGGCGTAGGCGTCATAACTGGGTCATCCCCGACTTTCATCTTTCCACAGTTATTGACAGGACTCCGAGGCGCGGCAGAGCCGCTTTTTAAGGTCAAAGGCTCAACGGCCAAAACCTTTGGCACGATTCGCCATTCGGCTGTACGGGTTACATGGACACGGTGAGCACCGAGGTGAGGGGCATAAATCCCGACCACCCTCTCGATATCTTCCTCATAGTCGTTGACCTCATCCGTCACCTTACGGGCAACCCTTACGGCCTGAGCATCACGCGGCATGTTTGCCCCACCCTGCGCGATGATGTACCGCTCAAAGTCCCCTTCATCTGCAGCAACTCGCGCGGCTTCAACCCTGTCGTCAAACTCGCTGGCAATACTCACCCCGCGCGGCAGCTTGCGCAGTTCGCGGTAAGCGCCCATCGTCGGGAGACCAATCGGTTTAAACTGAGGGATACGCCATGTTGATGCCCATGCGGTGACAGCTGCGGCCGTATCTTTCAGAGGCTTGCCGGTGTCATGATCGAGCTGGCCGTCAAGTGCGTAACCGTCGATATTTTTTGCAATGTATTTAGCGATATAACCCGCCGCGCCGCCCTGATTAAGATGGCGTGACACAAAGCGCTGTTTTGCCGCGCCCTTTTCGTGTCCGTCCTCTTTGAGGGCATAACGACGCATAATTTCGTTAATGGCTTTACGCTGACCGGGTTTGCAAAACAGCATCATGTGCCAGTGTGGCGTGCCGTCGTGGTGCGGTTCGACAACGCGCATCCCGTAAACTTCTAAATCGTTATCTTTGAAAGCTGTACGCATCAGGCTCCAGATTCGGCATAGATAGCGCTGGCCGTCTTTGGGTGTGAATGCTGTTTCGTTCCAGCCGTGATTGAGCTGCACCGTTTTGCTTTCACCTTTGCCAACCTGACGGGTCGGGTGATACTTCGATGGCGTGGTCAGCGTGATAAACATCCCCACATCACCAACTCTGGTCGCGTAACGTTCAATCCCGGCGATAGTGCTCATCAGCTCCATGCGGCGTATTTCAGGGTTAGAAATACTCCCCATGACCTTACTGATTAGGTCGATACGTTCGCCGGTGACTTTGTTTTCCAGTTCACAGGATTTCAGGTATTCGAGATTAGCCAGGCGGCGCGAGTGAACATCGCGGATCGCCATTTTGCTTGCGTAAGGTGAACGGTCTTTGTTGACCTCACCGGCAGCGATGAGCAGCGCCTCGCGCCAGCGCATCCTCTGCGCCTTAAGCTGATTAACCCACCACTCGTCTTTTATCAGTCGTGAAATAGCGGAAAATGCCATGCGGATCGTCATCTGACCCTTACGGTATTTTTTCCAGTACATCGGAGTGATGTTAAATGCGCGAGCAATACCGGCCACTTGCCCGTATAGGTGCGACTGAGCTTCATCGGTGAAAAGTGTCTCTTTCCCGCCGTGAGCATCAGCCCAGGCGTCGCTTAACTCCTCGTATTTGCTCCAAAGCTGAGAGGCAATTCTGGCCGCAAATTTCCTGAGTTCTTTGTCATTCATATCGGGTAAGCGCTCATACTGGTCGCGCTCGGACAGAAACCCAATCGAGGCGGTTTCATTCATCCCGCACAGCTCATTAACACGCTCAAGACGTGGCAGCAGCTTGCGCTCAAACGTGTTTTTAAGGAAATACAGCCCACCTAAAGGGCTCTTTTTACGGCGGATGAAGTTATAACGCGATGTAAACAGCGTTTGCAGGAAAAACGGCAGACGGTCAATCCGGTTTAAAACACCTTGCACCTGACGGAGTTCGGCACGTGTAAGGGGTCTGTCGCGGCCAATGGCCTCTTTGGTGACGTTATTCCAGGGATAAGCACCAACGAATGAATCACTGGTGCCCTTCAAAAATGGTGGTGGTGGCGAGGGGGCAACACGCCCCCGAGGTTCGTTGGACATATTATTTAAAAGCGTCCAGACATTGCTTCCCCATGCGTTCAATCCGAGCTTCCAAAGCTGAGAAGCCGGTAAGATCGCTGGTCAAAAGATCATGCAATACCAGGCCTGAGATCAGCTTAGGGATAGTTGGGTAGTAACCCACAACGTCCAACCATTCCTTACCTTCATTCTTCCCGGATGTAGCGGTCTTTTTTTCCTGCAAAATGAATTGATAGCGGTCACTGGTGATGACGTATTGGTTATTAATCTCGATGCGTATGCTCATTTTTGCTTCCTGTTAACAGTGGTTAACCAGCTCTACCGAAAATTGAGTTGTGAAACTTTTCCGACTCCTGGCCTAATAACTCGATAATCTCGGTGCGATTAAGTTCTGACTTACTGATGTACGCGATAAGCCCATCAAACTGAGAAGAGTAACGGGTCGCCAAGTCGCGCTGTGCCTCGCTTACTGCCTGCGCCAGATGTGCCGAATACATCCCCCGCTGCGCTGTATTTTGTTTTTGCATTTGCCTATCTCCGGACAAAAGGAGTCCCCACGCTGTTAGGCGCGTAATAAAACGAATCCAGATTAATTAATGTAAATACTGCTCAGGTTTTACTGAGGTTAAAATGGTTGGTGCGTACTCAAAAAGGCTGAACAACTCTCGCAAAGCGCGGAAAAGTTTGTCACGCCAATAACAGTCCTCCTCATTCAAACGCCAGTGCGGCATCATAAATTCCTGCTCTGTCAGCCCAGCATGAAGAAACAATGAGCGCCTTTGGCTAACGGTCAGGCGGCTGATGAAAGTTGCTTTTGACGTGCCAAGTTGGCGATACCGGGTGAATGCATTTCTCAATTCATCAAGCGCACAAACAAGACGCTCACGAGCGGCTTCGGTCATTTCCTCTAAGCGCATGACAGAGTGACGCTGTTTTAATTGAGCGTGGAAACAAACCGTAAGACGCTCCCGCTCCATCATCTGATTGTAAAAATCGCAAGTGTCCTGCCAGCGAGGCTGAGCCAGATACTTGCAAACCAGACCGCGAAGCGCTGTTGGTTGTTTCTGGATCACATCAAGTGTCATTACCGTCATAACCACATTCCTCTCTTTTTGACCAGGCGGCGAAGTTTCTCGATAACGCCCTGCTTTCGGGTTCGGATGATGATGCCCTTGCGTCCGCGACCGTGAGTGATAGTGAAGTTGGTAGGTTTAGGACTTTCTCTTCGAAGCAACTGTGCAATACAGCGAGGTTCACTATTCATACAGGCCCCCCTAATCCGAGCCACATCAGCCAACCATCACGAATTTCCTTCGGGCGGCTGTCATATGCCATCTTCATACCCTTGTTCCAGGCAGGCAGATAAACCCAATATTCCCCTGCGCGCCCACTCGTTGACTGCGGATCAGTCATCTCGACTACAGGAAGCTTGCCCTTTTCAATCATGCCTTTAACAGCTGCAGGTGTTTTACCAATAAGGCGCGCGAATTCCTGGTATGGAACGGCGTCGCTCACACTATCAATGACCCTATTCATTTGTGAGTATTCCTCGTTAGTGTTTTAATTGCTCCTAATGGCTATTAATTGCCATATTGGAGCCATTGGTTTGCGATAACGAATTGAAGATTACTCCGTTATCGTTTTTCTATCAATAGTGGAGTGTTAATTACGATGATACCCGTAAATGAAAAACTAGCGATCATGCGTGAGTCAGAACGTATGAATAGGAAAGAATTCAGTGACTTAACAGGAGTTCCATACAGCTCTCTTTCGAGTTACGAGAAGGGTGTAAAAGATATGGGCATACAGGCAGTGATGAAGATTTTGAATCATCCTCAGTTCAAAAAATACACTATGTGGTTCATGACAGAGACTATATCACCTGAAGCTGGGCAGATTGCACCGGCTCTCGCGCACTTTGGGCAGCAGACAACAACGTCATCCCACTCAGACCACAAAACTGGCTAACTATTTATGGCGCTTATTTGTGCAGTAAATGCACAGTGAATTTTTGCTATTTAAATCAGGAAATTGAAGTACGCAGTAACATCATCGGGAGGCTTTATGTCTGTTAAAAAGCTCGATGATGGTCGATATGAAGTGGACATTAGACCGACCGGGCGTAATGGAAAACGCATCCGTCGGAAGTTCGACAAGAAAAGCGAGGCGATGGCTTTTGAAAAGCATACTCAATATAACCATCACTCAAAGGAATGGCTTTCAAAACCAACGGACAAACGCCAATTGTCGGAACTGAAAGAGTTATGGTGGAAGCTCAAAGGTAAACATGAGGAGCACGGTCAATCGTATCTCAGGAAAATTGAGCGTTTCGAAACGATGACCGGTAACCCATGCGCTTTCCAGATCACCAAGAGCCTGATAACGCAATATTGTGCTCAACGAAGGGCTGAAGGTATTAAGCCAACTACCATCAACCGCGACCTGATTACATTAGGTGGGATGTTTACTACCCTGATTGAGTCAGAAATGTATAACGGCGAGCATCCGTTTAGAGGGTACAAAAAACTGAAAGAGCAGACTGCCGAAACGGGCTATCTCACTCTTGAGGAAATTGACGCCTTACTGGCAGCGCTATCAGGAGATAATCGTAAAATTGCCGTGTTGTGTCTGAGTACCGGGGCAAGATGGGGTGAGGCTGCAAGGCTGAAAGCGGAGAACGTGATTCATAACCGGGTGTCTTTCGTTAAGACGAAAACCAACATACCGCGAACGGTTCCGATCTCTGATGACGTTGCGGCTTACGTAGTCGGCAAAGCACGAGGCTTTCTGTTTCCTGAGGCCAGTTATGCTGACTTCAGGCGAACCCTCAAAGAGGTTAAGCCCGATTTACCGGCCGGACAAGCAACACATGCGCTACGACACTCTTTCGCGACGCACTTTATGATTAACGGGGGCAACATCATCACACTGCAGAGGATCTTAGGTCATACGAAAATTGCGCAGACAATGGTCTATGCGCACTTCGCTCCTCAGTACCTGCAGGACGCGATTTCGCTTAACCCGTTGAAGGGTGCTAATGGTGGTCAGAGTGTCCACAATGTGTCCACACCCTAG